CGCAATCGATCACTAATGCCGATATACTCGAAGCTAATGTCATCCCATCCGGAGTTGCTACCCTTTCTGGCGCATCAACTTATGTTGGAAACGCAGCTGTTCAGTCAGCCGTCTATACAGTTTCAGTCAATGTTTTCCAAGCCAGACTTTCAAGCGGAGGACAAATAGAGGGTGTTGATTTTACTAGCACTCCGTTCAAAATGGGCAGGTCGCTTTTTAACACTTGCGTGGGTTTGTTAGGTTCATACATGGATACCGAAAGCATGTGTCAATAAATGCCTAATCAGACAATTCTTGAGCAGGTCAGGACACCTTTAGCAACTGCTTTATCTAGCGTTGCAGGAAATGTCTATTCCTTCGTTCCAGAGTCCGTAATTCCTCCAGCTGTTGTGTGCGTTCCGGATTCGCCGTATCTTGAATTTGAAACAATAAGCAAGTCAAACATTCGTGCGAAGGTCAACATGACCATTACAGTCGCAGTTGCTTACAATAGCAATCCTGCATCACTCGACAACATCGAGCAGTTATTAATAAGTGTTCTGGCAGTAATTCCAGCAGGTTATATTGTCAGTTCGGTTGAAAGACCAACAGTTACACAAGTAGGAGCAGCAACTTTGCTTATTGCAGATGTTAGAGTTAGCACCTATTACACGAGAACAATCTAAGGAGAAAAATGCCAACGACAGTTATTACCGGTCGAGATATTACCTTCACTATTGGCGGTAATAATTTCGATGCACAAGCAACAACAGCAACACTTACTGGCGAGATGGATCGTCAGACTTATCAGACACTAGACGGAAAAGTCTTTAAGGTAACTGATAATAACTTCACCTTTGAAGTTGAAATGTTAGCCGATTGGGGCGCAACTGGATCACTTTGTGAGATCCTATGGGGCGTTGCCGAATCAGCACCAGATACAGCAATCAACACAGTTTTCACAGCTACATCCGGCGCAGTATTTACTTTTCAAGTATTGCCAATGTGGCCATCAGCTGGTGGAACTGCACCAGATGCACAAACTGTATCTCTTTCATTCCAAGTTATCGGAGTGCCAACAGAAACTTTTTAATCAATAAACAAACGGGAGCAAACAAATGAAGTTACCAATTACAATTGAATACAACTCAGGTGAGCAAGCCACTTATGTAGCCCAACCACCTGAGTGGGCAAAATGGGAAAAGGCAACTGGCAACATTATTGGTCAAGCATCTGAAAAGATGGGCATTGGCGATTTAATGTTTTTGGCATATCATGCACACAAGCGAGAAAATGCCGGCAAGCCAGTCAAACCTTATGAAGCTTGGATGGAAACTGTTGTCGATGTAATTGTCGGTGATGCAAACCCAAAAGCCACCCAGTCGGAAGCCTAAATAGATTATTGGTGCAGTTGGCAATAACCACACATATACCAATGAGCGAATGGGTTGATGGCGAGGATGTTTTAACAGCGATCGAGATATTGGAGGAACGGCATGGCAGTTAGCACCGAACCTTTAATAGCGTATGACAAAAGAGAATTGGCTCAGTTTGCTAAAGTAATTAGAAACATGGGCGAAATTGCAATTGAGGAAACTAAAAGGCGAGTTGGCGAATTAGCACAAAGAGAATTAAACGAGATTCGCCGTATAGCTGCATCAAGAGGCAAGGTTGCTGATCGTGTTGCCCAAGGCGGTAAAATAAAGAAATCCTCAGTGCTTGGTGAAATATCTTTTGGTTTTGCTTCTCAAAAGTTTTCAGGTGGAGCAACTACTCAATTTAACACTCGCAATGACGCCAAAGGCAATCGTGTTGGAATTGGTGCTGCATCAGAATTTGGTTCAAGTAAATATCCACAATTTCCAAGATGGTCAGGGCCAATGCCCAAAGGGCCAGGCTCAAGAGGTTGGTTTATTTATCCAACCATTAGGCATTTACAGCCAACAATTATTAAAGAATTTGAAGAAATAATTATTGCAATAAGAAAAGAGTTTACTGATGGCAAGTAGAACCTTAACTGTTTCTCTCGCAGCAGATATTGACAATCTTAAAAAAGGTTTAGATGATGCCAATAAAGTAGTTGATAATTCGGCGAAACAAATTGGTGATTTTGCTAAAAAGGCTGCATTGGCTTTTGCTGCCGTTGGCGCAGCTGCCACAGCGTTTGCAATCCAAGCAGTTAAAAATGCCGCTCAAGATGAAGCAGCCCAAAGAAAACTTGAGGAAACAATACGGGCATCCACTAAAGCAACAGAGGCTCAAACCAAAGCGGTAGCCAATTACATCGATCAAACTTCCATTGCGGTTGGTATAACTGATGATGAATTGCGTCCGGCATTTAGTCGATTAGTTCGTTCAACTAACGACGTCGAGGAAGCGCAAAAATTACTTAATCTTGCATTGGATATTACGGCAGCCACTGGCAAACCTTTAGAAGCGGTAACGAATGCGCTTGGTAAAGCCTATGATGGAAATTTGACTTCACTTTCAAGACTTGGTCTTGGTATAGATCAAAGCATATTAAAAACCAAAGATTTTGATTTAGTATATAAAAATCTTGCCGGCACTTTTGGTAATTTTGCAGAAAATGAAGCACAGACCACCGAGGCACAATTTAGACGGATTCAAATAGCAATTGATGAGGCTAAAGAAAGTATTGGTGCTGCTTTATTGCCAGCCGTAAATCAATTGACTTCATTCTTATTAGCATCCGCTGTGCCAGCATTAAATCAATTTATTGCAGGATTAACAGGTTCGGGATTAGCAGCTGATGAAGCAGAAACTAGTGCATTTAATTTTGGAGAATCTATCAGGAATGCTGCTCTTAAAATAATAGAAGCAAAAGATCAACTTATTGAAATTGGCAAAGTAATTGCGTTTGTCTTTGTAACTAGTAAAATTTATACCTATATCACTGCTTTAACCGCATTGGTTGCAGCGTTTAGAGCAATTCAAGCAGCAGCGACAGCCGCTGGCATTGCCGGTGCATTTGCAACTGGTGGAGTAAATATAGCTGCTGGAGCAGTCGCTTTAGCTGGAGCAGGTATTGCCACAGGCATTGCTAATAGTGCAATCTCTGGAGGAAACGCTGCTGCAAATATGGGAGCATCATCAGCCACAGCTGCACAATTAGCAGCAGGAGCAGCAAGGGCTGGCACAACAGTAAACAACATTACAGTTCAATCAGTTGATTCCGAAGGTGCTGCAAGAGCAGTTGCTAAAGTGTTAAATGACAGCGCATCAAGATCAGTTCCACAGCTATACAACAGCGGGATAACTAGGGCTAGATAATGACAGTTTGGACACCAGACTGGAAACTAATTGTTGCAAATGTTGATTATACAAACATTGCCATTGCTGACATAACACATCAATCAGGTCGCACAGATATTTATTCTCAGCCTAATCCATCTTATATGCAAATTACTCTGGTTGCCCTGTCGGGTCAAACCTTGCCATTTGATATTAATGACAGTTTAGATTTACAAGTTAAAGACAGTTCAGGAACTTATGTAAGTTTATTCGGTGGAGATATTACTGATGTAACTGTCGAAGTAGGAAACACTGGTTCATTGGCAACTGTTGTTAATTACACAATCTTAGCAATGGGTTCATTGGTCAAACTTGCCAAAGAAATTTACAACGATAACCTTTCGCAAGATGAAGACGGAAACCAAATATATGACTTATTATCTAGCGTATTGCTTGGGTCTTGGAATGATGTGCCGGCAGCAACTACTTGGGCAACATATTCTGCAACCGAAACTTGGTTACAAGCTGTAAATCAAGGGCTTGGAGAAATAGATCAACCAGGGCTTTATACGATGTCAAGCCGATCTAGCGATCCTGATACTGTCTATAACATAGCAAGTTTTATTGCCGATAGCGCATTTGGTTATCTTTATGAAGCACCTAATGGCGACATTGGTTATGCAGATGCAGACCACAGGCAGACTTATTTGGCAGCCAATGGTTATGTTGATTTAGATGGCAGACATGCTTTAGGTCAAGGATTATCAACTATTACAAGATCAGCAGATATTCGCAATGATATTTATATCAATTATGGAAACAACTTTAATTCACAGGCAACGGCATCAAGTCCAACATCGATTGGCTTATATGGATACAAAGCGCAAACTATTAATTCTGCTATTCATTCTGGCACTAATGCTCAAGAAGTTGCAGATCGCTATATTGCCCAACGTGCTTTTCCTTTACCCGCTTTTCAGTCGATAACCTTTCCAATTACAAACTCAGAAATTGATAACAGCGATCGGGATAACCTTTTGGGCGTTTTTATGGGTCAGCCGTTAAATATCCAAAATCTGCCAGACCAAATCTCAGGTGGCGAATTTGAGGGGTATGTCGAGGGATGGCGATGGAGAACTCGATTTAACGAATTATTCCTGACTATCAACCTTTCACCGGTGGCGTTTAGCCAAGTGGCGATGCGCTGGAATACTGTGCCAATCAGCGAGGCATGGAACACAATAGATCCAACTTTAACATGGGAATACGCTACAATCGTAGCCTGATAATAGGAGAAAAATGGCAACTACTACAAACTATGGCTGGACAACGCCTGACGATACAGAGTTGGTTAAGGATGGCGCAGCTGCTATTCGCACGCTTGGTTCATCTGTTGATACCACAACTAAAGCACTAAACCCTTCAACAACTCTTGGCGATATTGAATATCGTTCATCAACAGCAAACACAAACACAAGACTTGGAATTGGAACAACAGGTCAGGTTTTAACTGTTGCAGGTGGCGTGCCAAGTTGGGCAACCGCAGCAGCACCAGCATCAGGATTAACAAAAATCACTTCTGCTGCATTTAGCGCACAAGCAGCAGTAAATGTTGATGATTGTTTTACTTCTACCTATAATAATTATGTCGTACTTCTGACAATGTTTGGCGATAGTGGGGCTCTTGGTTATTTGCAATACAGATATGCAGGGCCAACAACTGAAACAGGAACTTATTATGGAGCAGGTTTTTCGCAAGCAAGAGATAACGCTGTTGCTAATTATGGTTTTGACAATGTTGCTCAAGCCACTATTTTCCCAGCGCACTTACAAACTGCATCAGAAAGTTTTGCTCAAATAAATATAACTGGTGTGGGTAATACTTCTGAAAGAGTTTCACATCACGGAACTGGCGTAACTGGTGATGCTATGAAAGCCCTTCTTTTTAGTTGCCGTCAAAACACAGCAAGAACTTATACTGGATTTAGATTAACCGCTAATAGCGGAAACATTACTGGAACTTATGCTGTCTATGGATACCAAAACTAGGAGTAAAAATGACTAAATTAGAATTAATTGCTCAACTTAAAACAGAGTATCCAACACTTACACAACAAGTTAATGATGAAATTGTTGAACTTAACCAAGACGAATATGAAGCAACTCTTGACGCTTGGGCTGATGCTAAATTGGTTCAATTATCCATACAAGCGGAAGCCGATGCAAAAGCAGAAGCCAAAGCAGCAGCACAGGAAAAACTTGCAGCACTTGGTTTGACTGTTGAGGATTTACAAGCTCTAGGTTTGTAATGAAACCTTGGTTGTCCAAAGCAGCAGTTCAGTTGCGTGAGCAGATCGATGATTCTTTCTCAAAGCGTTTGCGCAAATCTGATGGGTGGATTGGTGATGCTAGACATAGCACACGAAAAAGCGATCACAACCCAGACACAAATGGATGCGTGCGAGCAATTGATATTGACGCTCGGCTTTCTGACGACAAAGGGCTTTCAGCATATTTGGCAGATCAAATTCGATCATACGGGAAAACCAATGGTCGCATCAGTTATGTAATACATCAAGGCAAAATTGCCTCACCAATTCTCAGGTGGCGTTGGCGCAAGTTTTCTGGCAATCCTCACCAACACCACATCCATGTAAGTTTCAAGAAAGATCAAGATAAGAATTCTGAGTTTTTTCATATCCCACTACTAGGAGGCAAAGCATGAAACTATCAAACAAACACAAGGCAGCAATTAAGTCATATTTAAGAGCTGTGGCTGCTTCCGGTATTACTGTGCTATTAGCGATCGTTGCTGATATCCGACCAGAGTTTGCAATCCTTGCTGGTGCATTGGTTGCACCGCTTGCCAAGGCATTAGATCCAAAGTCCGGCAAAGAAGCTGATTATGGACTTAATGCGAAATGACAGCCAACGAATGGGTTGGTATAGCCGTTGGCGTAACCGCCGTGTCTACAAGTTTGTTACTGGGTCTGCGTTGGGTTATTAAATCTTATCTAAATGAATTAAAGCCAAACTCAGGCTCAAGCATCAAGGATCAAATTACAAGACTTGAACAGCGTGTCGATGATCTGTTTGTCTTAATCAGTAAGCGATAATTTTAATTATGGCGAACACACGAAAACCTATCAAACGCAAAAAGATCAATCGTCGAGTCGTTCGCCAATCTCCTGAACCATTAAGCAAAATCGATCAGCATTACTTGGCTTTGCACGAATGTTACAAAGCAGCTAGAAAAGCAGGATTTACGCCTGAACATGCTTTCTGGCTTATGACTGAACATAAGACTTTTCCTGATTGGGTCGTAGGCGATGGTGGGATCATCCCATCCATAGATCCAACTGACGATGAGGATGACGATTAATTAAAGCCAACCGCAGGTATCTTGTAACGCCAGATTTACAGATTCCATTGCACCATCCAAAGGCAGTTTCAAATTTGATTAAAATGGCAAGGCATGAAAAGTTTGATTTTGTATTAAATGTTGGTGATGAAATGGATCTTGGCTCGCAGAGCCGTTGGGCAAAGGGGACAAAATTAGAGTTTGCAGAAACGCTTGATGAGGAAAGAAAACTC